TGCCGCTGGTAGTAACAAGCTTACTATCTCCCGTTATCAGTCTGCCGGAAATTATGAGGCTTGGGCAACCCCCACTATCTTAGTCGCAGGTCAATTTTATGATATTCAGATAGCATGGGATGCGACGAACGTTAACAATACCCCTGTCGTTAAAATTAACAACGTCGCGCAAACCTTAACGGCGGCCCCATTAGGAACCGTTACCGCTTGGGCTAATGATAGCGCGTATAACCTAGGTATTTTTAACAATCCAGCGGGCAGCTCAGCGCTTCTCGCAACCCTTTACTGGGTGCGTCTCCACTCCCGCGTGCTCACCGATTGGGAACTCAGTAACAATTACGAAGCCGATAAGTGGCGATTCTTCCCGAATACACCATACGAAACCGGCTGTACGGTTAAATACGACTTCGCGCAGACGTCAGGTAATTTCTATAACGAGATAAATCCAGGTACTGATGATTTAGTGCCGACAGGTTCGCCGACGAGAAGTTTGTTGCCGAGTGGCGCGCCCGATACAACGTGGGACGGTTCAACACAGTATGGAACCGCTACGTCGATGAGTTTATCGAATAATCTAACGGTTGAGGTTATCTATAAACCGTATTCCGCGACGGGATATAACTATGGCTTTTTTGGTCAATTCTTATCGGGAACGGGAGGCTTTTTGGTAGTGCATAGCACCGGGGGCGGATGCGCTATATATATTGCGGATATATCGACTAATATAACTACCAATATCATAGATGGAACAAAATATAACCACGCAGCGTTTACGGTTTCTCAATCGGGAAGCAACAGTATCCTCACGGCGTTCGCGAACGGTGTAAGTGGCGTACCGACCACCAAAACAGGTAAACTAATCGGCACGACCGTCGCCTCGTTATTAGTCGCATCGACACCCTCATTTTCCACGAAGTTCAAAGGCGACATCGCCCTCATCCGCATCTACAACGGCACCGCACTCACCCCCGCGCAGGTTCAGCAGAACTGGGAAGCCGAAAAGTGGCGGATATATGATGTTATAGTTAACGCACCTACAGCGACAGCTAACTTTAACGCCAACGTCCCTAAAATAGACGTCCACGCCCTTGGCCAGACAGCCCAAGCCACATTCAACGCCAACGTCCCCAAGATAGACGTCCACACCCCAGGGCAAACAGCGATAGCTAACTTTAACGCAAACGTCCCAACTATTGCTGTCCACCTCATAGGCCAGACCGCCCACACCAACTTCAACGCGAACGTTGGCCTTATCACAGTAAGCACCCCTGGCAAAACTGCAGAGTTCGGCTTCACCGCCAACGTTGCGATAATTTCTATTGTAACCCTCCCCGAACTTATCCTCAAAGGAGATACTTTTCAAGCAGTACTTGTGGGGGACTACAACATACTCACATTATACGGAGACCAAGATGACGAAACGTAACCAAGAACTCACACTATGGCAAGGCACAACGCGGTCGTTTTTGTGCAAGCTTACCAAGAACGCAGCCCCACTTATCCTCACCGACGCAGATATTCAGTACTCCCTCACCAACACACTCACCGATGAGCTCATAACGATGCTCGATAACTCAGGGATAGATACAGGGGTTACTATCATAGCAGACGGCACCGCGACAGGCTCACGGTACAGTGTCATTGAGATCGCTTACACCGTGGATCAGACCAAAGGCCTTACCCCTGGCGACAACTACCGTCACGAGCTGCGCGTCACTGAGGTAGATGACCAGACTGACATTTACATGGCTGGCCCTGTATCCGTCGTCGAATCCGATACATTAAAGACCCCACCAGACCCATGAGCTCACCATGCCACAAATCTGCTGCAGCGTGAGTGAGGACCTCTTCGTTCTTTTAGAAGAACGCGCCCAGAATGAAAATTCAAGCCGACCGAAGGTTATGGTTGAAATCATTGAAAAAGCCTTGCGAGACGAGGGAGAAGTCAGGGAGCTCAACGAGCAGCTAGGACAGGCACTTCAAATAGCCAACCAAGCTCAAAACGAGATCCTCCCAGCACTCAAGCTCTTACTACCAGGTGAGCAACCTCAGAAACTCCGATGGAACTTCCTTCGACGAAAGCAAGGGAGGTGAAATACATGCAAGTAACATACCTTGAAGTTGTAGCGACGATTATTCTTATCGTTGAAATATTGATCTGGTTAGGTGTTAGGTAGCCTAACACCATAGGAAGTAATATCTCCATTGACCGCCAACCTGCGTATCGCATATACGCTGGTTGGACCATGGATGGACTACACTTCGAGCGAGACATCGTAAAGTGCTTCAACACCTACTTTGACATACAACAGATAGACGCGATTGCCTACCGCTTTGAGAGAGCGTCCCACTATACGGTCCAACCAGCCGATGTACTCATAGATTCTGCCGACACTCAGTTTTATTGCGCCATCGAGTGCAAGTCTTTTGAGCCAAAGGGCGCAGGCTCCAAGCTCTATTTCTCCAGCGCCTTTAGTGACGCCACAGGCATCCCCCAGCTAGACCGGATGCACACGTTCTTGAAAAAATCAGGCCGTGAGGGCCACGTTGCAGTCCAGATCAAGGCAAACAATCGCCTTAGTGCCTACGTTCTCCCATTTTATACCGTCTACATGATCTCCAAACGAGAAAAGGGCCTCTCGTTGAAGACCATTCGAGATGAGTCACACCACTTAACACGAGAAAAGGGCGCTTACTCGTTCTAAATTATCGACACTTCTATAATACTAGCCCTTCATACTCCAACAGCGAGTGTATACTCTATACAGTAACTAGCTAGTGATTATATGACAACCACAGATGACCCTATGGACTGTGACTTTGAGTTTCGTTCTATAGACGAAACGGGTCACTTTACAGGCTATGCCTCAGTCTATGGTGTCAAGGACTCATACGACAGCATTTTTGACGTCGGTTCGCTGACGCCAGAGAAGCTCCCCCTCCCACTTACCTATCAGCACGATTTTAACCAGGTTATAGGGGGCGTCAGTGTCTTTGAGAACCGTAGTGACGGTGCTTACGTTGAAGGCGACTTTGATCTCAACGTCGCACGCGCCAAAGAGGTCTACTCCTTGGCTAAGAAGAATATCATCAGGGGCTTATCTCACCGATTCAGTGGCTCCGTAAACGAATATAAAGACGGCGTGCGCCACATCACGAGCGCGAAGGTCTCTGAAATCGCTTTTACCCCTCAACCCTCCAACAAAAAGGCAGGGACGACCTCAGTACGCTCTCAGGACGAAGAATTTTATGACGATTATAGTTATCCCTTGGACGATTCACGCGCAGTGCCCCCTGGCGATGATGAGACCCGCGATGTAGACACCTCAAGTAGTTGGGACGCAGGCGCAGCGCGAGCAGCAATCAAGAAATGGGCCACCGGCGCAGACGGCAAGGTTGACACCGGCAAGTACGGTCAAGCCTTCCTTGTCAAAGGCGGAGACAAGCTCAGTGATTATAAATTCCCTATCAAGACCGTCAAAAACGGCAAACTTGTAGTCGTATGTGCAGCCGTTCACGCGGCTGAAGGTCGCCTTAAAGACAGCAACGTCGGTAACAAGTCAGGGATAGCGGCCACCCTCGAAGGCCTCGCTAAGAAGTGCGGCTTCCGAGACAACAAAAAGACAGATGATGGCGGACGTTCCGCTGAACCAACCCCTGATGAAGAGGTTGCCGCGCCAGCACCAGAACCCGAACCAGATGACCAAGCTGATTTTGAAGCTAATATAGGTAGCGAAAACGCAGAAAAGATGCTCCAAGACATTGACGAAAGACTCCAGGAGCTCGACAAAATCAAAGATTCGCTCACAGGCAGGATCTAAGAACATGGAAGCAAAAGAATTTTACCAGCAACATGAAACGCGCATGAAGGCGCTTGATGTATCGCTCGGCCAATTCAAAGAATACGAAAAGCGATTCGATGACATGGACGAGGCTCTCAAGGGTCTCCAGACGCAGAGCAACAGACCTCCAATTCCGTCACAGACTACAGAGACACGCGGAGTTAAGGACTGGCATGACTCAGAGATACGGAGCTTTGCCAAGAGCGGCGAGTTCAATCTCGACAATGTAGACGCAGAGACACGAGCACTCTATCAAGCAGACCAGACGACCGGCGGTTATTTCGCCCAGACGGAGTGGGTCAACGAACTCCTCCGTAACATCGTTCTCTACTCAGAGATAGCAGGCTCAGTCGGAAGCAGGAACACCGCAGCCACTAGCGTTGAGATGCCAGTGTACGACCATTCGTTTGGCGCACAGTGGACAGGCGCTGAGGTAGCTACCAAGACGGAGACGACCGGCCAGTCCTTTGGGATGAAGCAGATCACGACTCACGAGTTGTACGCTCTTATTGATATGTCTCAGAAGGATCTGGAAGACTCCAGGTTTGACATCGAGGGCTACATGATGCAGGAGTTCGCACTCCAATTCGCTGTAGCAGAAGCCTACGCAATCCTTTACGGAACTGGTGTGGGACAACCCGAAGGCATCTTGTCCTCGAACGCAGGTCTCTTCGGAGGCGTCACGACTGCAACGCAGGACACCATTGACCCCAACGACTTCAAGAACCTGTTTTGGTCTCTCCTACCGAATTATTCACGCATGCCAGGTTCCGCGTTTGTCATGCACACCGGACTCGTGCAAGCCCTTGATATGTTCAGAGGCGTCAACGAGAAGCAATACGTCTGGCAACCAGGCATCTCCAACGACCCACTAAAGGACGGTCTGATGGGACACCCGATTGTCATTGCACCTGAGATGCCAATTAACAACACGGGTGGCCGTGGATCTATCGGTGCAATATACGGCAACCTCCAGCGAGGCTACATGCTCGTTAACCGCATTGACACGCAGATCCTCAGAGATCCATACACGCAGGCGACGAAAGGCCTCATCAGGTTCATCGCTCGCAGACGTGTTGGTGGCAAAGTGATCCTCCCTGAGGCGATCAAGACTCTGACGCTTCACTCGTAAGGAGAAAATAACAATGACAGTATTTGACCGTCAAGATGATCAGAAACTAAAGGTTTCGATCCCTATACAATCGCTCGGAGGCTCAGCCCACTCCGGCGATAACATCATAGATACGGCAGGCTACCAAGCCGCAGTTATCTATATCGTGGCTGGAACCATCGCGGACTCGACATGGGTTTTCCAGGTCTCAGCCAGTGACGCCGCGAACATGGCTAATGCAGTTGTGGCAAGCACCTCCAACGGTGACTTGATCGAGCACAACATCACCATGGACGGCACCCAGAGCCAGACCGCACCAGGAACCGTCGCCACGATAACGGACACCCCCCTGACGTTCACGTCAACTGCGAGCAACAAAGTCAGGCGTGCAGCATACGTCGGCCCCCACCGCTATCTGCGCGTGGACCTCGTTGGCGGCACAGCCGACGAGAAGGAAAACGAAAAGCGAAAAGGTGGCCTCACCGTCACCGCTGCGTACTTCGGCGCCTTCATCGAACTACTTGAGCCCGACGTCAAGCCCGTTTTGCAGGACTAAAAGATGCCTAACGGCTGTCGCGTCCGGATACTATGCGACACCGAACGCCACCAGGTTGGGGAGGAGTTCAACCTCCCCACAGCGTTGGCGCGTAAGCTCGTAGAGCGCGGCACAGCGGAGTTCGTCAATGAGGTTAACAACAGTCTCACAACCGACTAGCGAACCTGTCATCAATCAGGACGTCAAGGACAACGCAGTCATACGGACTGATGACGATGACGACTTCATCGACCGCACGATCACAATAGCGCGGCAGATGATCGAGGACTACACCAAGACCTCGATGATGCCACAGACTAAACAGGTCGTTATTCGCCGGTATGAACTCGAACATCACCCGCACCCTGAGCTCTACTTCTTTATTTATCCGGTCCCAGGCCAGTACCGCACCTACCTCCCTCGTCCACCCATAGTGGAGATCACCGAGGTGGACCAGACCTCCATCAGTGAGGATGGCACCACAGAGGTTACTGACACACTCGACCCCGCAATGTACTATCTTGAGGGCGAAGAGATCGTGCTCAACATTGAGAACATAGATCCAACCGTACGATACTTCACCGCAACCTACACCACAGGCTACGATTCGGCAGACGACGTTCCCATGCAGCTCAAGCAGGCCATAATCATCGCAGCCTCAGATCACTACGACAACCGCACATCCTTTGCCCTCTCACCCACCGTCAAGACACTCTGCACACCGTTCCGCAGACAGCGGATCATGAGCAACGTCGCACGCGGTAGCTCAGGCAACCTCGCCAGCTACAACGATTATTACTACTAATGGCACGCGCAGCAGCAGCACCAGGAGTTCCAGTAGCCCCCACTCAGCGCAAGCTCGGCCTCTCATTCAACCCAGGCCTCATGCGCTCGGACATCACCTTCCTTGTTGACATGAGCGACCAAACGGCACAGTCGGCCACAGGCTCACTCCAGACTTCAGTGATGTGGAAGCCGATCACCACCACACGCGCCTACGCTGCTATCGTGAAAGGCACAGAGTTCTTTCAACTCCTCCAGGCCGGACACCGTGTTGATGTTCGGTTCAAACTGCGCTGGCTACAATTCACACTCCCCGACGGCAATAAAACCACACCAACAACCTCCATGCGGATCACATGGAACAATAATGTGTATCTCATTAAGTCAGTTGATGACCCTGATGACCTCCACATTGAGCTCCAGATCGACGGCGAGATGGTTGGCAAGGAGACAGACATACTATGACCGACCCCGTCAGCGGATTCACATTTACTCTAGTCAGCAGGATCAACTACATCGCCAGGATGGCTGAGATCATAGCTGGCCTTGAAATTTTTGAAGAGGCTGCAACCGGCGCGACCGCAGACGAGCTAGTCACCCTCATTCAAAAGTACATGCCGGAGTGGACCGGCGACCTAAAAGCGTCAGTCACAAAGCAACAGCTCTCCGTAGAACCCCCTGTCTGGGCCGTAGGTCCTACAGCCGAGTACGCACCGTACGTTGAGTATGGCACAGGCCCACACGTTCCCAACGTGGATAACCTAACCGAGTGGGCGAACGATCACGGCTGGGACCCTTCCGAGATAATCTCACACATTGCCGCAAACGGAACAGCAGCGCACCCGTTCATGCAGCCTGCTATGGAAGAGGCGAAAGGCATGGGTGCTGATATGTTCTTTGACAAGGTAAGCTTCGGACTCGTATCAGGCGCAGGAGCAATCTGATGGTTCTTAAACCCTACATAACCAAGCGCACCGCAGAAGCCCCACTCCGCAGAGCTTTGTTTGCACGATTGCAGCCAGCTCTAGCCCCTATACCAATCTACAACGGCAACGCCAATCCGGACCAACCATACCCCTATGCGATTATAGGTGAGCCCACAGACGGTCCCGACATCAGCACCAAGACTAGTGAGGCTGACAACCGCGTTATTATGTTTCACTGTTACACGGAAGAGGACGGCTATGACCAAGTATCGGCGATGAAAGACGCGATGCTCGCTGCGTTTAAAGAGCCCCTGGTGCTGGATGACCCAACGTGGAACCTTTACTCAATCGAATTACTAGGTGGTGGCCGCACACTCAGGATAGACCCACCCACAGGACCCCGCTACGCGCACGCGGCCTTCTCTATGCGCTTCAAAGTTGAAAGCAAATTAACCTAGCGACAGCCCCCCAAACAAGAGACAAGAACATGACCACAGGACAAATTTTAGGTACAAGTATCCTGCTACAGGTGGACACAAACCCATCTGGATCAGCGAACTATGTCAACGTCGGCCTGCAGAAGAGCGCCACGCTCAGTATGAACACGACGAGCGAGGATGTGAGCAACAAGGACTCCCTGCTCTGGAAGGAATACCTACCAGGCTACAAGGACTGGTCCATTGATTGCGATGCCCTCCTGACAGAGACAGACACCGGCATGACCCAACTTGAGAACCAGTGGCTTGCTGGATCAAAAGTTCGGGCTATAATCAAGACCCCCGCGAACCCTGCACACTGGAGTGGCACGACCATTATCAAGTCACTCAAGTACACAGCCGGAGACGGTACGGTGTACACCAGCACAGTGAGCTTGACCGGCAGCGGAGCACTTACGAAGACTTAATCGGAGACGACAACAATGGTAGAAACAACCTTAACAGTATCAACAGCAGCCCAGGCAGGCACGCAATACACACCCTCAACCCCTGCCGCAGGTGGTAACAACTTCGCAAACGACGGAACGTGCGTCCTGGTTATCCAGGCAGTCACAAACCCCGTCACGATAACGGTGACAGGACAAGCTCTCGCCTACGATGGCGCAGCCCATAACCAGGCATCAGTCGCAGTCACGCCAGGCAATACGGCTATTATGGGGCCGTTCCAAAGGTCGAACTTCAACGACGCTGCGAACCTGTGCCACTTCACGTCGAACGAGACGAGCACAACGAAGATAGGTGTAGTCAGCTCTACTCCGAAGGGCTAACCCCTAGCGTTGCAGCCAGGAGCGCACTATGGACACGAAACAACCTAGACTCCCTAAGATTAAAAACGAGGTCGAGATCCCAGTGGGTGACGATAAGTACACCCTCCGGTTCGACCTTGGCGCCCTGGACGCCCTCGAAACAAAACGTGATGAGAGCATAGCGGAGATATTTAAAGAATCCCTTGACGACAAGGGACAGGTCAAACTCGATGCTAATGGACGGCCTGTATCAGTGATCCGCACAGGCGTTATTATTGACCTGCTATGGGCCGGACTCCTTGCTCACCACAACCTCAGCCGCGAAGATGTAGGCCACATATTCGGCTTCACGGATCTGCAAGAGACCTCCAAGTATATCATGCAAGCTCTCTCAGCCGCGAACCAGACGAACTTCCCAAAAGACGAGGCCACTGAGTCTCCGTTAAGAAAAAAGTAACAAACGAGGACCTCAAAACCAACTGGGCGTTTCTTTACGAGGTTGGTTATGGGGCTCTCGGCCTTTCTATTGATGAGTTCCGCCACATTTGTCAGGGCGAACTCTTTGACCGTTTACAAGGATTGCAATGGCGCCAGGAGCGCGAGCACCAGGAGCACGCCTGGATAGTTGCCAACTTACAGGCGGCAGCAGGCGTCAAAGAAGTCTCTATAGAGAGGCTGCTCCATCGACCACTAATTCCCCAGTTCAGATCCATCAGTGAAGGGGAGCTCGAAGACCCGCGCTCAGACGAAGAGAAGCTCGCAGAGATCCGCGAAGTCGCAGCGATATTTGGTGAAGAGTATGCCGAGGGTGAACGGAACCTCGCCGCACTTACCGGCGTCCCAGTAAAACCCCATGGACCTACCAATGAAGAACTCATGGAGATGGACGACGCTCGTGAGCTCTTTGAAGAGGCAGGGATGCTGAAACGCAAGCGACCATCAGACAAGACAGAGCAGGACTTGAAAGACTTGCACGAAGAGTTTAAGGAACACTTCTAATGGCAGTAATCGGTGGCGACCCACTAGCAGACTTTACGATCCTTGTCACGTCTAATATAGACGGAGCTGTCGCTGGCCTCGCCACTCTTAGCGGATCTCTTGAGGGTCTGCAAGGTACGTTCAGTGCTATGACTGCTGTTGGTAGTGCGCTCACCGTTGGCCTAACCTTACCTATTATGGCCCTCGCAGTGGGGGCTGTTCTCTCTGAGAACACGATGCAAGGGTTTTACCAGACGCTTCAAGCTGGGGCAGTGAGTAGTTCTATTTCTTTTGGCCAGTTAAAAGACTCTTTTAATCAACTATACTCACAGTTCCCTCAAGGGGGGACTGTGATTGCCAACACGCTGCTTAACGTCTCCAACATAATGGCGTCCACCTTTGGTGGCAACCAAACAGATATTCAAAACTTCACCTCCCAGATCCTAGCAGCATCGCAGATGACAGGGCAAGCTGCAGACTCAATGTCGAAGTCAGTAGCCACGGCATTTACCCAGTTTAAAGTTTCTTCTGCTGATGCCATCCCTGAGTTCACTTATTTGTACTCCGCTGCACAACTAGCGCGTGAGCCTGTATCCACCCTAGCAGATGAGCTTGGTCAATACGGCCCTACTTTATCGGCATTTAAGCTGCCGATGAATGATATAATTGCCCTCTTAGGCAACCTTAATCAGTCAGGTTTAGACACCAGTAAAACTGTTACTGGAATTGGCTATGCTTTTGCCACCTTAGAAGCAGGGGGTAAAACAATGGCACCCGTCCTGGATGCAATAAGCAAGGAAGAGGGGGGCATATCAACGAGCTCCATGACGGCTACACAGCTACTAGAGGGCTTGTTTAAGGGCATACAAGACGGTTCGATTACTGCCGCTGACGCGTCTGATATATTTGGTAAGCGGTACGCAGCCAATATTTATAGTGCTATCCAGAGCGGCCATCTTAATTTCCAACAGTTTGAGACAGACGCCGGTAACTTCAACGGAAGCCTCACCGATATGGCTGATAATAGTGCCACCCTCTCACAAAAACTAGATGAGCTCAAGCACGACTTTGAAGAGGCCCTAGCACCCCTTGGCCTCACTATCGTTAACACACTTGAAGGCTTTATGCCTGTTATTGTCTCCATCCTTAATTATGTAAAAGACCTCTTGACGCTATTCAATGAACTCCCACAGCCAATACAAGACGTAGTTATAATATTTGCTGCTGTGTTGGCCGCACTTGGACCCATACTCCTGATTGTAGGGTCTCTTGGTTCGGCGATCTTAGTTATTGGTCCGGCGATAGGCCTCATGATCCCCTTACTAGGTGGTGTCCTCGTGCAACTTGGGTTAATGGACGTAGCAATGGGTGTTCTCGATGCCCTATCCTTACCACTCTTAGTCACGTTCGGCCTCATCGCTGTCGCAGTTGCAGGTTTAGTTCTCCTTGGTGTAGAGCTCTACAATAACTGGAAGCCGT